TTCTGGGTGTTGGAACGCTTTTCGCTTACGCATTTGCCGACCAGCAGCGTAGTAAGCTCGGAACGTCGACCAGTTAACACCGAGAATGACACCGTCAGTGCGCTGATTGACGCTCGCAGCATTCGTCCAAGCTGGAACCCAGTTCAAAGGAACGCCTCGAACGTAAACGTTTCCGCTGTACTTCGCGACATCCTCTCCGATGTTGTCATTGCCCAGCTGCAGCAATTGACGCAAACGTGCCAAAACGCTGTAAGTTGTCAACAACTCCCAGTCCATTCGTTTTTGGTCAACAATGTCTGGACGTTGAACAGGAGGAGTGAAGCTACAAAGATCCATCGAAGTGATGACTTCTTCAACAAAGTCGCTTCGGCTGATCTGAGTGTAGGGGAACGTTCGGTTACGCCATTGTGGGTAATCTCGGCAGGAGATGCCACCAACGCCGTTATTTTGCCATCCAACAGGCTCAAATCCGTTGAAGCCCTTTGCTGCATTGTTTTCCGAAACGCTATCCTGAGTGGCAGTGATCCACCACAGAAGCGATGCAACAGAGAATGGAGACTGAGTAGGACCAGTCGGACCAGGACCAAACACCAGATCTTCCATTCCAGTGTAGAACGAGGTCATAAGATCTCGCTCCAGATCCTCGATGTAATCGTAGATCTGACGTCCACCGGTTCGGAAAATTTCCTCGTCGATGTCGTAGTGGTAGTTGTTAGTGGTCAACGCCCACTTCATTTCGCCTTGATCCAGGGTGTTAACCCGAGTCGAGGAGTCTCGGTGGTAAAGACCGACCGTCTGGAAGTTGTCGTTGGTGTTAACCTTAACTTTCCACTTGCACTCCGATGTGCTCATGGTGTCTTTCTTCAGGTTGCCTGAGAAAAGACGTGACGCATACTTGTAATCTTGCAAAGGCAAGGACAAGTCCTGCGCTGCCAAACGATCTTCGCCTGCAAACTTCTGATGAATGCTTGCTACGAAGTCGTCAATTTGTTCGATCGATAAAGCCATTTGGCAAACCCTTTATTTATGACCTCGAAAGTTCCGCGTAGAGGCGATCCGCTTCAGTTCTCGGATCATCGCTCGGAGGCAACGGCTTAACCGAGCTTCCACCCAGTCGCAAGTTGCTCATCTTCGAAACTTTTTGAGTTTGTTGTTTAAGTTTCTTCTTCATGAAATCTTCCGCATAGACCATATTGGCTACGCGACTGACTAACTGATCGGTCAGCTCTACTGGTCGCCCCAGACGTTCCAGACCTATCATCTGCGCCCTGACTGCAACGTGCAGATCACGACGTCGTTCGAGCTCCTTCTCTGACTCCTTACCAGTCTTGCCAAACAAGTCGGCATGACCAAGAGAATCAACAAAGCTGTCGAACTTCTGCTCTTCCGTCTGAACGCTAACTTCTTGAAACTTTGACTCTAAAGTCCTGAGACGCGATTCGTAGTGATCTCGCATTCTTTCGAACTCGCCAACAATCTCATCGTCGTAGATATCCTTGTCTAAGGACACTCTGTAGCGACCATCAGAATCAACAGGTTGCTCTTCTTCCTTTTTGGCAAACTGACCTTTCTCGTTGCGAGTCTTGTCATCACCTGTTTCGGAGAGAGCCTTTCGGCCAGCCTCCAAAGCAGTCTTGTCAAAAAGACGTAAAGCTCTATCCAACTCTTCGCGACTAGAGAACTCTGCCAAATCAGCATCATTCAGACCGTACGCGGCCACCTCGGCTTTAACCTTATCGTTCACCCACTTCGGGAGAGCAGATTTATCGCCGGAATTGTCAACGGAACTATCATCGTCAACGGGTTCACTGCTGGAATTATCATCAGCAGATGTTTCGGTTGCTGACGAAGTGTCAGCTACTATTTCAGCATCGGACTTTCGCTCACCCATACGCTCTTGCTCTACTTCCTTGGCAACAGCATCAGCATAGGAAGCGATTTCCTCGCTTGTCATGTTTTCGTTTAATTCTAATTCTGTACTCATATCAACCTCTTTTTAAGCATCTCCATAACCACCATCCATGTCGTGCATATTCACGCCACGGATCTCATTCAATGTCCGAATCAGCTGATTCCGACCTCTACGGCTAGTGATTCTCATCTGGCCGTTATCCATAACCTTTACACCCTGGATGCCTTCTCGTTCGATCATCTTTCGCATCTCAGGAACTTGGCTTCTAACGCAACCAAGACTGTCCGATATCAACGGATCATGCTCGGTGTACGTGTTAGCTGTCATGGCTGGCCCGTCCAACCAGTTAGCTTTTTTAGGCATAAGCTTGTCCAGCTCTTCGGCTGTGACGGTTTTGCCTTTGTATTTCCTTGCTATCTTCATCCCATTCCCTGTAGCATTGAATTTCGTTGTTGAGAATTAACTTGCGGCTTACCGCCCATCAATGTTTGTATCAAGGCGTTGTTCCTGGCCTGCTCAGTGCCGCCGCCGCTAACGTTCTTGCGAATAGTCTCTCGAGTTGTATGAGGAGACTGGCGAATAGAATTTTCATCGCCACCAAGCATCCCGTTGGAGTTAGCGAACGTAATGAACTTTTTAAATTCCGGCCTGTTCTTCAGTCTGGCAATTTCTTCGACGATAGCTTCGGCATCAAGGGTTGCTCCCGCAGCCTGGAACATTGGCCACAACGGAGCGAGCTCTCGCATAATCTGAAAGACTTCCTGGAGCTTCTGCTCTGGTGTCGTAAACACCATTGAGTACGGCTCGACTCTGAACTCGTAGTCTTCGAACGCTCCAACTCTGTAGTCTGGCGTCCAGCTGGATCCGAGGCGAATTCCAGACTTACCAACCGGAATAGAAGTCTGCAACTCAAGAGTCTGATCCTCCCACATGAGCCTTCCAAGATCCAATATGCAGTCAGAAGCAAAGGAGACTACAGCCATCCTCATGTCTGCTACGTTTCTCGATAAGTTGCCATGAATCAATTCTTCTTGGCCCACAGTAGAAGCTTGAGACCCGAGTCCACCCATAGCTTGAAGGTTTCCTGCAAACCGATCGTATTCACCCTGAAGGAACGTAGACAGGGCCATGTCTCTCTGGTCGACACCGCCCATCTCATACTGCTTAATCTGCTCAGGAGACTTGCCTTGAATCCAACTGTTCCTTTTTGCCGTCCGCAAATTATTAGCGTCGTTTTCCATTCCAGGTGGATAAACATTCACCACTCTATGGGCATCCGAGTCTTCTTCCATGCGACGATGCAATCTATTCTGCAAGTCGTGCATGCCCTTCAGGTTTATCGCTGGAGATGTTGGCATGACATTGTCAGGAGTATCACCTAGCGAAAGGAACTTGTATGGCCCTGCTTGTGACCCAACCCAATCTCGCTCTATCAATGGAAGCAAGTCGGCTTGATCACACGCCATGGTGACAATGGAATTGTTTTCAGCAATCCACACGTCCATCAGCCAAACCATATCTTTCAAGTCGTCATCCTCAGCAGTACCAGATTCGGACGCGATGTCTCGAACTGCCCCTGTAGTGTCGTGATGACTTCTGTTTGTTGGCTTAAGCTTTTCCTTTGCTTTTTTGTTGTACCCAGGCTCATCCATGACCTTTTCGTAATCTGCGCGATAGCGATGTCCGCAGTATCGCATCTTGGTCAGCTCCTTGGCCGACATGTCAAGAATAAGATCATCCAACGAAACTCGGTTAAACCATGGCTCACCTGGATCTAACCAAACATCCTCTTCAGATTCCAAAAGACCATGAAAGCGAGTATCAGTGTCTCGCATCATTACAACGCCACACCCGATACAAAAGAACGCGTCAAGCAATATTGCTCGGAACGTCTTGTCGAGAGACATGTCGCTAATGAGCTTGTTAAGATTAACCTCAAAACGATTTGCAAACGCCAACGAAGCATCGTTTGGAGTCGACACCATAACCCTAGGGTTGTTGGCAGCAAGGGCGACGGTATAGATCCGCGCCGTTTGGTTCATCAGATTGACCAGAGTCTTATTGTCCGCACCAGACTGAGAGTACCAAG